CTTCAAGCGTTTTGCCATTCACTTTACTGGTAAGAAGGTTCATCAAAGAGAACCATTCACCAACCTGAATAAGTCCATCTTTCTTTTCGTAAGAGAGTTGGCGAAGTTTTGCTTTACCGTTCTCGTCATATTTCACCAAAGGATAATCAGTGGTAAAAGCATAAACTTCAAAAGGAATAGAAACCTTTTTGCAGAACCACACAAGATTAAAAAGTTGCTTGACGGTATCTTCCATTACATTTGACATAGATCCAGACCAATCAAGAATGAACACCAATCCATGGTTCTTACCATCAGAAAGTGTAGTTACTTTCTTGAACAGATCTTCATTATATTTGTAGGTATGTAGTTTGGTGCAGTCCAAAACACCAGTCCGTGCCGTAGATGCCCGAGCATAAGAGTCTGCTGCTTTACGACATTCAAACTCTTTCACCAGATAGTTAACTTCCTTTTGAGCAGAACGTTTGAACTCGGCAAACTTCTTATCAACTGCACCAAAAATATCAGAATACTTCCACCCTTGATCCCCAAGGTAATTAATCCAATACTGTTTGCAATTAGAATGAATTTCTTCATTTGGAACAATTACCCTATTGAGATCAAGTTGGGGCAATTCAAGATAAACATTCTCATACGAATCAGGATTGACAAGATCCTTCAGTGCCTCTTCCAGAGAGTCCATGGTTTTAACTTCTGGATCTTCATCCTTCTCTCCACCATCTTGAGTGTTTTTAGGTTGTTGCTGATCATTCTTCTCGGCAGTTCCACCGTAAGATCCAGTTTCTCCAGGTTGCTCCTGCTGATCATTCTCACCTTCTTCTTGATCAGAAAAATCAGAGGCAGGTCGCTGATTTGCACCGATATCCTGCGCCTCCAGACTGTCCATAGGAATCTTGGTTTCCTCCTGTTGCTTGCGCTTACAGTACTTATACAGTGCCTCTGCAGCAATTAGAACATCGGCAAAGGTTTCGGTTTCGGCAACCATATTGATGATTTCAGTCTCTTCGCCTCGTTCAATAGGAATATCTACATAGTTACCGATCTTGAACCAAAGGTTTACACGATCAGCAAGGTTATAGGTTTCCAGATTGTCATCTTTGATCTGGAAGAAGTCATCATCAGAAAACTCTTTATAACCGTTATAAAAGGTCTTGGAAAGACCAGGATAACGGCGCTTCATCATCTTCTCAATACGTGCATCCTCTACGATGTTCACGAATTGGGGAGGAACCTTTACATTCTTGGTCCAATCCTCATCAGGTGTATAGAGAGCATGTCCAACCTCATGCCCCACCAGAAGATCGTATACGGTGTTGCTTGCCTTCTCCCACATAGGAAGCGTGAGCACACGGGTATGAACGTTAAAACAGGCAGTTTCCACCTTCTTGTGCTCAACCACAAGGTCTTCGGTGGCAAGAAGTTTGGCAAGTTGTGACTTGATTTCGTGGCGAACGGTCATGGGTTTATTGTGTATGGATTCATAATACAAAAAAAGAGGGTGGTAAAACCCTCTAGTGTGCCAGTTTAAAAAGTGGTTCAGTTTGGACGACGCTTTTGCATCATCTGCTTATTTTTTTCACCTCCAACACCAAGAACTGCTTTTGCAGCACCTTTTACAGCATGACCTACAGGATCTGCAAGATTTTTTTGAAAGTTTTTAGCACCCTCTTCAGGAGATGTACGTCGATTTGAAAGCAATCTTCCTGCAAGTTTTGATGCTCCAACACTCAAACCCATACCCTCAACAATACTCTGCTTCCATTCTTCACTCATGACAGTCATAATTGCTTCTGCAGATTTTTCATTACCTGCAAATCCACCGTCAATAATGTATTGAATTAAATACTCTTCTTTCATTTTAGTCGAATACTTTTTACCACCATAAGTAAATGTTGTTGGAACTGGATCTCCAATTCTCTTTGCCTCCCTTTCTTTTCTTTTTGCCTCCCTAAAAGCATCATCAAAGGTAGAACCAATCTTACGAGGGCCAACTTTTAAACGACTACGAATCTGTCCTGTTGGTTTATCCGTAGATGGTGCATCCATAGTATTATAAACATTTGTCTTTATACTCTTCCTCAATTCAGCATCACGTCTACTCTTTTCACTCTTTAATCCTTGATCAACTGCTGCTGTTCCAGCAGCTGCTGCACCTACAATTCCTGCAGTTTTTAGATTTCTCGATAAAGAAGAACTTGGTGATTTTGACGGACCACCAGAAGAAGATGATCCTGTTGCATATTTTTCCAAACCTGGATATTTCATATTTCCAGTTTTTTCTGTAGGTGATAAAGTAGCCCGAACAGTTTGTGTCAAACCACCCCCTTTAGATGGTTTTCCACTCCCAGAGGTAGATGTCTTTGATGTTGGTTTAGGTGCCTTGGTACGAACCAGTGCTCCTGCAGGTTCAGCAGACTTTGTTGCTTTAGGAAGTGCTTCTGGTTTAAAGGTTGGTTTAGGTGCCTTGGTACGAACCAGTGCTCCTGCAGGTTCAGCAGACTTTGTTGCTTTAGGAAGTGCTTCTGGTTTAAAGGTTGGTTTAGGTGCCTTGGTACGAACCAGTGCTCCTGCAGGTTCAGCAGTAGATGATTTAACCTTAGGAAGTGCTTCTGGTTTAAAGGTTGGTTTAGGTGCCTTGGTACGAACCAATGCTCCTCCAGGTTCAGCAGTAGATGATTTAACCTTAGGAAGTGCTTCTGGTTTAAAGGTTGGTTTAGGTGCCTTGGTACGAACCAATGCTCCTCCAGGTTCAGCAGACTTTGTTGCTTTAGGAAGTGCTTCTGGTTTAAAGGTTGGTTTAGGTGCCTTTATACTTGCAGTTGTTTTTCCTGCCGAAGGAAGTGCTGGTCTAGATGGCGTACCAGATAATGCCTTAGTAGAAGATACTTTAGGGCCAGAAGGTTTAGATGGACTTATACGACTGCTAGGTGCTGTTGGTTCATTCCAAACATTAGTTGTAATTTTATTTGCACCTTTTGGTGCAGTTCTAACAGGAGTTGCTTTTACTGTTCTAACTATTGGTGCTGGAGATGGTGCAGTCTTTGCAATAGTTTTTGCAACTTTAGCAGCTGATACTGGATTTAATGCTGTACTAGTAATGAGAGAATCAGTAGCTGCAGTTTTTAATGGCGTTTTTGCTCTTTTTGCAATAAATCCTGCTACTGCTTTTGCACCTTTAATTAAAGAACCCAGTCCTGCCTCATTAATAATTTCGATCATTATTTGATCAGATTCTTCTTTACTATATCCTTCACTTAAAAGATATTCTAAAATTTGATCATAGTTATCAACTTCTTCAACTGATTCTATCTGAACTCTATTATAAATTTGCTTATAGGCATTTGCCAAATCTATAAATTCCTTATCTCTCATTTTTATAAAGACTTTTTAGATATTTATATAAAAAAAAGAAGCACCTCCTAAGAGACGCTTCTTGAGTGCTTGGCGACGTGCTTTTGCTTGTCGGAGTGCTTGCGGTTTCAGTTTTCGCTTTTGCTCCTTTTTACTGTGATGTTGCCAATTTGGAAGTTTCATTTTTCTGTTTGTTTATGTTTCTACCTTATATGAGAATCCATTGCGCTTGTCAAACTTTGTGACACTTTCAAATTTGTCCTCAAGACCAGTCTTATGGGAAATGACAAAAATATTAGCATCTTTAATGACATAACGAATAATCTTAAGAAACTCTTCTGTCCCAAATCCATCAAGAGATGAATCAAAGACTTCATCCATAATCAGCAGATTGGTATTCACAGAATTTTTAAGTTTAGCAACTTCCCTCCAAGTAAACAGTAGAGATAAATCTACTCTCATTTTTTCACCTTCTGAAAAAGAAGAATACGAAAAGTTTTCATGAATTGGAGATTTAATTGTTTCGTTAAACTCTTCATCTAAATGAAAATTAATATAAAAATCCATCATTTGAAGATAACGATTCACCTGCTGATTTATGAACGGAAGATACTTCTTAATGATCTTCGTCTTTACACCATCATCCTTGAGTAAGGAATAGGCAAAATCGTAATGAACGATTTGTTGTTTTTTGTCTGAAAGATATTCAATTGTATTTTGGAGATTTTCTTTAAATTCTTCTAGTTTCTCATGTTCAGAATTTCTGTTTGCAAGGTTCTTGGTAATAGTTTGAATTTCAGATTCAAGTTCTCGTATTTGTCTCTGGTTGAGGGAAATCCGAGTATTGTTTTGAGAAATCTCATGATTGAGTTTTGTAATCTCCTTGGATAGAACTATAAATTGACGCTCTCGTTCTTTTTCTAATTCTATTACCTCCTCAAGTTCTTGAAAACCTTTCTGGAGTTCCTTTGCTTTATTTTGAGCGTCTGTAATTCTATTTAATCTAAATTCTTCTTCTATAGTTTGAGTACAAGTAGGGCAGACCGTATTTTCTGTAAAAAACTTATGCTCTTTAGTAATCGTAAATACTTTTTGAGATAGTTTACCCTTCAGATTGTTCAGTTTTACTAACTTATCATCAGCACCATTCACTTCTTCAAGATCTTTTTGACGATCTCCCAAACTAATCGTTATAGAATAATTATCTGATTCATAGTTGCCAATTTCTTTATCTAAATTGACAATCTTTTCTTTATTGGCATTTATATTAGCATTTCCACGATTTTCAAGTTCTTCGATAAAACTCTCTTGCATTTTAATTTTATCTTTAAGATTATCTTTTTTCAAACTTAAAGATTTAATTTCTTCCTTTTGCTCTTTAATTTTATCTTTAACTAGAGTATTCATAGCAGAAAAAATACGAATATCTAAAAGATCTTCAATCACCTCACGACGATTTGAAGATGTAAGTTGCATAAAAGGAACAAAATTACTACTACCTAAAATAACAATTTGAGTAAAAGATTTATAATTTACTTTTAAAATATTTTCTTCTAAAATTCTTTGATTTGCCCGATCATCTGATTCCTTATGAAGTGGCGCACCATTTACTTCAATATCAAAAATACTAGGTTTGATTCCGCGACGAACCAAGTAATTTTTACTATTAATTGAAAATTCAATCTCAACTACACAATCTTTTTCATTAGTACTATTAACAAGTTGAGGTTTTGTAATTCCCCTGAAACTTTTGTTAAAAAGAACAAAAGTAAGAGCATCTAACATTGTACTCTTACCAGAACCGTTAGTACCAATTATAAGATTTGTATTATTTTTTCTAAAATCAATCTCTGTAAATTGATTTCCAGAACTTAAAAAATTCTTGTATTTAATCTTGTGAAATAACAACATTTTTTGGAGGAATTACAATATCATTGGGGGTAATTATAGAATACTTGTAATTATACAATTTACAAGTTTTTATTGCGAGTTCAGCATCAACTTCAACAATATCCATTTCTTGATCTTCTTGGTCCTCAAGCATTAAAGCATACCTGGTAGCATCATCTTCTTCTTCAAAAAGAAACAAAACTTTATGCCCATACTGATCTTGAACTGCATATGCGCCATCATCTTTTTTATCTTTAAGAGTGAGAAGAAACATGTTACTCTACTTGCGATGCTTGCTGGTAAAGATCTTGAAGAATATTTTTTATGGTACTTTTATCAAAATCAAATTCAGAATCATCAATGTAACGATTTAAAAGTGATAATGTGTTTTCATCTTCATCAACTTTAAAATTTTCACTTTCTTGAATTTCGAAATTTTCAATGATTTTCAACTCTTGTATTCCAACATTATAAAGTTTATCAATGAACTTTTCAAAATCTTTTGGTTTGGATTTTTTACGAACAATCACTTTAACAATTTTATTTTTATATTCTGTTGCATCAAATATTTGGTATGGAGTATCCTCATAGTAAATATTATAGAATAATTTATAAGGATTATTAATTGGGGTATGCTCCAATGTCTCTGTATCAAAAATGTGAAATCCTCGTGTATCATTCACATCTGTCCAATACATTTCGTAAGGATTGCCCAAATAGAAAACACATTCATTATTAGAACGAGTGTGGTAATGACCAGAAAATACTTTTGTGAAGTTTTTAAAAATATTTGAATCCAATCCATGCTCCATTACCAACTGGCGGTTAACTCGAAATCCTTGACACTCAAGATGTCCCATTGCAATTTTACTAGTTGTCTTTTGAATCATCTTAAGGGTTTTTTCTTCATTCTCAGAATTAATCCAAGGTAAAAGTAAAATTTTCAATCCATCAATACTAATTTCAGTAGGATCGCTATAAGTCCTAATATTAGAATAAGTCTGAAGAAGAAGTTCTGGTGAGTTTACACTATTAGTATTTTTATAGTAAGTATCATGATTACCAATAATCATGTGAACATCATATTTTTTGAGAGGATCAAACACAACTCTTTTTGACCAATCAAGACTTTGATAATCGATTGACTTGCGACTATCAAAAGCATCTCCCATATGAATAACAGTTTTTACCCCATGCTCTTCAAGTGCAGGAAAAAATACATTCTTATAAAACAATTCAAAATAATCATGAATGTACTTAGAACCTTTTTTACACCCATAATGGGTATCTGTGATAATTGCTACCTTCATCGATTACTGCGATATTGAATATTGTCCTTCATACTATTATACTCTGAATTGTTCCCAGAAAGCAAGTTGTCATCAATCATCATAACCTCATCAAAACCAGTCTTTTCAATAATCTTAGACTTAATTTCTAACTGACGCTTTTCTTTTGAAATTCTTCGTATAAAAGCGTAGTGAATAATTTGAGTAAAATATGAAAACGGATTACTTGATTTTTCTGGATCAAAATTATGAATATACTGAACGCAATTTTCTATTCCATCAGAAATCATATCCTCACGGAACATATAATTTACAAAATTAGGTTTATATGAAAGGTGTGTTGCAATCTTTAAAAAACACTCTCCAACATAATTTGGTATTGGGGGTTTACCTTCCCATCGCTTTCCTCTATCTTCTTGAGTAGGACTTCTACTATTTCTATCAATAAAATCCTGTTCTACTTTTTTTCTATAAACAACTAAAGATTCTAAAAATTCTTTGTTGTTAACATAATGTTCAGATTTACCTTTTCCTCTTGGCATAATAATAAATTCTATTATATTTTAAAATGTTATATCCATTATAGCACATAACCAAGGGGCTTGACATAAGACCTAAAACCATATAGACTACCTTTGTCCCGGTTGAAGATGAGAACTTAGCTTTCTTTAATACCCTTAAAGATTCTTTCGAGTTTCTTACGAGCATCTTCAACAGAAGACAGATATCCCATCTTAGAAGAAGGTCTAACATGACCTCCAGTTTCATAAGATTCAACGGTAGAGTCATCTTCAATGTAATTGTTATATAATCCTATCATCTTCTCATCTTTAGTTTCTGTCATAGTAATAATCTTATCAAGTTTTATAATAAAGAAATCATCATCAGACATTTCTATCCATGGTTTTACTTTGACAAAAGTTCCTTGAGAATTTGTAATCATTTTCATTATAATTGGATTTTGAAGAACCAGTACAGGATCTCCATCATTCTCATCAACCATTACATGAGACATGATCTCTTCACCAGATACTAATTTTATAATTGCGTAAAATTCATCTCCCATTAGTTTTTAATTGCAAAATTACTTATATACAATATAATTTCCTATTACAAGGTAGTCTATATCCATATTTAGGAATGCATTAATAGCATCGCTTGGAGTTTCAACTATTGGATTACCATTATCATTAAAAGATGTATTAAGAAGAATTGGTATTCCAGAGATTTTTTCATATTCTTTTAACAAGGATGTTATTTCTGGATGAATGTAACTATTGACTGTTTGGATTCTACATGTATTATCTTTATGAGAAATTGCTTCAATATCTTTAACTTTGTCTTTTTTAACAGTTTGGGAATATAGCATGTAAGGATTTTTAATTCCTTCTTCAAAATAATCTTTAATATATTCTTCTAATATTATTCCAGCAAAAGGTCTCCATTCTTCTCTGTGTTTTACTCTCAAATTTAAAATATCTTTATTTTCTTTATGTTTTGCGCTAGTAAGAATTGATCTAGACCCAAGTGCTCTCGGTCCAAATTCAGATCTATTTTGAAACCATCCAATAATTTTATTATCATTTAAAAATTTTGCAGTTTCATAAAAAATATTTTTTGATTCATAATACTTTAAATTTGTTTTTTTTAAACTTTTTAAAATATCATCATCTATATATTTTTTTCCAAATAAAGAAATATTATTAGGTAATTTTATTTGTTGATTACTTTCAAATAATTCATAACATGCTGCACCAAAATGTAATCCACAATCACTTGTAAATGGTGGAATATGCAAATTAGTAAACAGTTTTTGTATTTTTGTATTAGATAATATATTTAAAAATACTCCACCAGATAAACAAAGATTGTTTTCCAAATAATTTCTGTTTTTTAATTCAGTAAAATATTCGAGTAAAGAATCTTCAAATATTTTTTGAATAGATGCTGCTTTATCTTCGGGAGAAACATTTAAATATTCTTCATCAAATTGTCCACCATAAGTTTTAAAAGAAACAAGAGGAATTCCTTCACTATCTATTAAATATTGTTTTTCTTTAAAAGTTATTGGTTTTCCATATGCACACAAACCCATTATCTTTCCTGGAAATGTTTCTCTATATTTTTCATCACTAAAATTTATATTCTTATTGATTTTTTCACAAAATATTTGATGTGCCCAAGTTTGATAATAATGTCCAAACTTGTTAAAATTTTGAGGAAATGGGAAAAAACGAAATATTTTTTTACTTTTATTAAAATACCCGATAGAAGAATTTTCTACTGAAATATAGTTATCATGATAATCTAGAAAAAAAGATCCAGCTCCATCCATAACAATGAAGGATCCTTCATTAAAATCTGATGAATATATTGATGAAAAAGCATGTGCTTTATGGTGAGAAATTATTTTTAATTTTGCATTTGGAAATATTTCTAATATTAAATTTTTTATATAATTTGATTTAAGTTGAGTATAAAACTCATGATGACTAGTTGTAGGTAAGACAACTACATCTACATCTTTATGTTGGATGTTGGCATTAGATAAACAATAATTTAAAGAATTAATTGGAAATTGTCCTTCATACTTTCTTTTTGTTAATCTTTCTTCACTTATACTAAATCTATGTTCACCATC